GGCAATGGAGAAATTTCTTTAGAAACTGGTGAATTTTTACCAAGTAAATAAACTTTTGAAAAAATTTAGTATATTTATCATAAAAATAACATAAAATGGCAGAAACATTAATTTCCCCAGGAGTATTAGCAAGAGAAAATGATCAATCTCAAATAACGTCGCAACCAATACAAGCAGGTGCGGCTGTTGTTGGTCCTACCGTATTAGGTAGAGTAGGAATTCCAAAATTAGTTACTAGTTATTCTGAATATCTAGCTAACTATGGTAGTACATTTACTAGTGGATCCGATACATACACTTTCTTTACTTCTATATCAGCATATAATTATTTTAATAATGGGGGTACATCATTATTAGTAACAAGAGTCGCTTCAGGATCTTGGGCACCAGCAACTACACCATTAATTCCAGCAATAGAGGATGAAAGTGGAGCTTTAACAGTAGGTGCAAGTATTTTAGGTAGCTTAACAAGTGGGGGATCAGGTGGTNCAGCANCAACTTACGCTGCTCCNTTTGTAACAACAACAGGAACAGGATCAGATTCTTCAGGTTCATTTGTAGTATCTACTGCTAATGGAAAATTATTAACAACTGCCGATGATTTATTATCAGAATTTGTAGCAGGTACTAATCCTACAAATGCAGGAACAGCTCAATACACAAACGTTACCTTAACACAAGGTTCTGTAAATAGTGCTATAGCAACTGTAGATGTAACAGGAACAACAGCCCCAACTATAACAGGTATCACAGTTACTACTCCAGGATCTGGATATGCAGCTGGAGTTATTGATATAGCAGCAGGTGCTTTAGGAACTGGACAATTAATAAATGCACAAGATGTACTTAGTATATCCAACGGTGCTGCATACGTCTTAGGAGCAGTAACAGGTCCTTTCACAGTAGCCCAAACTTCAACTACAGGTACAGGTACAGGAGCAACATTTGCAATTACAGGAGACGGTACAAACGTATCAGCACTAGCTGTCGCTTCAATAGGTACAGGTCATGCAGCTACAAATGTAATTACAATTTCAGCAGCAGATTTAGTTACAGCAGGGTTTACAGGAGCTACAGGAAACTTAGAAATAACATTAGCAGCCCCAAATGTACAAGATTCTAGTGCAGCACAAGCTACAATAACAGCAGCTAATTTACTAACAGAAATAACAGCAGCATCAGTAACACTAGCAGGAACAGGATATGCAATTGGTAACCAATTAACAATTCCAGCAGCTAGTTTAGGTGGAGCTGGAGCAACAGATGCAGTATTTACACTTTCAGCAGCTAATATTACAAATGCAAATGTATTTACTTTAGAAACAATATCACAAGGTGATATTATGAATAGTGATGGTCCTGAAAATTCAAATGGAGCACTAGCAAGTGGTTCAGCACAAAACGTAAGATGGGAAATTCAAGCACCAAATACAGGATCAGGTGTATTTAGTTTAATAATTAGACAAGGTAATGATAATTCAAAATCAAAATCAATATTAGAAGTATTCCCGAACGTATCATTAGATCCAAAACAATCTAACTACATATCTAGAATTGTAGGAGATATGACGGATACAATAAGAAATGCAACATCAACAGATGTTTATATTCAACCAACAGGATCATTTAGAAATGCTTCAAGATATGTAAGAGTAAAATCAGTAGATTTAAAAACTCCAGATTATTTTGATAACAGTGGAATTGCAAAAGCTGAATTTACAGGATCTATTCCTGGAGCAGGTAGTGGTTCATTTTCTGGAGCAGTAGGAGATAATATAGGTGGTGTAGCTGGAATTGGATATTATGATAAAATTAGTGACTCAGATTCACAAGGTTTAGGTGCAGTTCAATCAGACACATCAGCAGTAGTATTAGGATCATATCCACAAGTATTTAATCTATTAGGAAATAAAGATGATTATAGATATAACATCTTAACAGCCCCAGGATTATATAAAGCTAGTAGTAATTGGTCATCAGCATTAACATTAGCATTAAGTACTGTGTCAAGCAGAGGAGATGCAATTTTAATAATGGATTTAGTTGATTATGATTCAACAATAACACAAGTTACTACTCAAGCAGCTAGTGTTGATAATTCATATGCAGCTAGTTACTGGCCTTGGGTTCAAATTAATGACCCAGATTCAGCACAATTAGTATGGTGTCCAGCATCCGCGTTATTACCAGGAGTATATGCGTATAACGATAAGGCAGCTGAAGCATGGTTCGCTCCGGCGGGAATTAATAGAGGTGGTTTAAGTACAGTAGTACAAGCAGAAAGAAAATTAACTCAAACAAACAGAGATGATTTATACACTGGAAAAGTAAACCCAATAGCAACATTCCCAGGAAGAGGAGTAGTAGTATTCGGTCAGAAAACATTACAATCTCAAGCATCAGCTTTAGATAGAGTAAATGTTAGAAGATTATTAATTGAACTTAAGTCTTATATTTCACAAATTGCTGATAATTTAGTATTTGAACAAAATACAGCAGCTACAAGAAATAACTTCTTAGCTCAAGTAAATCCATATTTAGAGTCAGTACAACAAAGACAAGGTTTATACGCGTTTAAAGTTGTAATGGATGCTTCAAATAATGGTCCCGATGTAGTGGATAGAAACCAAATGGTAGGTGCGATATATTTACAGCCAACTAAAACAGCTGAATTTATTTACTTAGATTTCAACATTTTACCAACAGGAGCTCAATTCCCGTCATAAAAACTAAAAATTTAGATATTTATAATAAAATAAAAACGAAATAAAATGGCAGTATTAAACCCGAACGAAATATTTTTCACAGCTTTTGAACCAAAAGTAGCTAATAGATTTATAATGTATGTAGACGGAATCCCAGCTTATATCATTAAAGGTGTTAGTGGAATGGGTTTCGCACAAGATGAAATTGTACTTAATCATATCAACACTTACAGAAAAGTGAAAGGTAAATTAAGATGGAATGATATTACAATGCAATTATTTGATCCAATCACACCATCAGGAGCGCAAGCTGTAATGGAGTGGACAAGATTACACCATGAATCAGTTACTGGTAGAGATGGTTATTCTGATTTCTACAAGAAAGATTTAACAATTGATGTTTTAGGTCCTGTAGGAGACGTAGTTTCTGAATGGATTATTAAAGGAGCATTTATTAAAGATGCATCATTTGGAGATTTCAATTGGGATACAGATGGTGAAGCAATGAATATTGATTTAACAATAGGAATGGATTACTGCGTCTTGAATTTCTAAAAAAAATCAAAATATTTTAAAGAATAGCTTGGCTTCGGTCAAGCTTTTTTTTATATTATATATGTATAATAAGAAATTAAGTTATAACAAATAAAATTTATATGGAATCCAATAAACAAATCCAAACTCCTAAACAAACGGCTCCAAGTAAGCCTAAGTTTAAATTCCCAACTGAAATGGTAGATTTACCTTCTAAGGGAATAGTATATCCTAAAGACAACCCACTATCATCTGGAACAGTAGAAATGAAATACATGACTGCTAAAGAAGAAGATATTATTACTAATCAAGCTTACATTCAGAAAGGAATAATTGTAGATAAGTTATTAGAGGCATTAGTAGTAAGTGAAGGCGTAGATTTAGGGGATATGATTGTTGGTGATAAAAATGCATTATTAATAGCATCACGTGTATTAGGATATGGGGCTAATTATAAATTTGAATATGCTGGTGAATCATATGAAGTAGATTTATCTGCATTAGAAAATAAAAAATTCGATAAGTCTTTATATACTAAAGGAGAAAATAAATTTACATTCCAAACACCTCACTCAGAAAACTTAATTGAATTTCAATTAATGACTGATAAAGTAGAAAAAAAAGTAGATGCTGAGTTACGAGGTTATAAAAAATTAAATAAATCGGTACAACCAGAAATGTCTACAAGATTAAAACATATGATTTTATCAGTAGATGGTAATACAGATAAAAAAGATATTAGAGAATTTGTTGATAATTATTTTCTAGCAAGAGATGCAAAAGCATTTCGAGACTTCATTGTTGAAATTCAACCCGATGTAGATTTTGGGTTTGAACGAGAAAAACCAAATGGTGAAATAGAAGAGATTGTAATTCCAATAGGTGCAAATTTTTTTTTCCCTGACGCATAATCAAGCCGTAGAATATAGAAGTAATTTATTTACCCAAATTCATGAAATAGTATTTCATGGTGGGGGTGGTTATGATTGGCATACTGTATATGAAATGCCTATATGGTTAAGAAATTTCACTTTTAAGAAAATGCAAGAACATTTTAAAGAAAAAAATGAGCAAAATAGTACTTCTGCAAATGATTTAGAAAGAGGAAGAGATATACTTAAACAAGCTCAACAATCAGATCCAGCTAATGCTCAAAAGCATAAATATATGGATAAATTTCCTAAAACATCCACTAAACCTACAATAAAATCAAACGTTCCTGATTTTGTTACTACAAAAGCTAAAAAAGCATAAACTTTCAATATTTATAACAAAATAACACTTGTTTAAATGGCAAAGAAAGTAAAATCCGCAAAGGAAATAAGAGAAGAAGCAATAGAAACAGCAAGAATTGTTGATGATGCTATGAGATCTATTGCTTCCTCCTTACAGGAAGCATTTGGGGAAGCAGGAAAAGAAGTAGAAGATTTAGGTAAAGAATTTGTAAAAGAAGCAAATAGAGGATTAAAAGGGTTAAAAGATAATGCTGAGGCACTATATACTGCTCAAGAAAAATCAAGAAAAGGTCTATATTCATCTCGAGATATCCAAAAAGAGATTGAGAAAAAAGGTAAAGCAATATTTTTAATTGAAACCAAAATTGCAGATGCAATTGCTAATGGAGCTACAAATGGTGCAGAATTAAATAAGGAACTTGCAAAAGCAAAAGGCGAATCAGCTAAATTTTTAGCTTCACTTGAAGAATCTGCAAATAAATCAAAGGAAATCAATAAGGCTATGGGTCTTACGGGTGTTGGGATAAGGGGGATGGAAAAGATAGCCGGAAAGTTAGGCTTAAGTGGGTTAGAAACTGTTTTTGAAGATGCATCAAATGCCTCAGCTAAAATGGCTGAGGGTTTAGTTGATGCTGCAAAAGCATCAGGTACAACAGTAGGTTTAGGTGGCAAAATGCAAACAGCATTTGAAGGGGTTAAAGTAGCAGCTCAAGGAATTGGAGCAGCACTTATGGATCCTTTATTTCTTATAGGATTAATTGTAAAGTCTGTTAAATTTCTAGTTGGTATATTTGATCATGTTAATAAAGTTACAAATAAAATAGGTCAAGCTGTAGGTATAGCTGGAGCTGAAGCTAAAAATTTAAAAAACCAAATTCATGCTATTGGTGATCTCTCAGGAGATATGTACTACAATACAGAAGAAATGTCTAACTCTTATATGGCATTAAATAAGTCAGTAGGTCAGAGTTTAGCAATGAATAAAGAAAATGTAAAAACTTTTGCTCAAATGACTATGTATTTAGGTTACTCAGAATCATCAGCAGCTGAGTTATTTAAAATGTCTGTAAGAACTGGACAAAGTTATCAAACTATTAGTAATGATGTTAAAGATGAAGTTAATGCATTAAATGAAGCTCATGGTGTAAGATTAGACCAAAATCAAGTAATGGATCAAATAGTTAATGCCTCTAACTCAATAAAATTTAATCAAAAAGGATCTACAAAAGGTTTAGTTGATGCTGCTCATGCCGCAGCTCGATTAGGAATGTCTATGGATGACATAGCAGCAGCAGCTGAAACACATCTAGACTTTGAAAGTTCTATTGCTAAAGAAATTGAAGCAGAAATGTTTTTACAAAAAGACCTTAATTTAGACAAGTTAAGATATGCAGCTTTAACGGGGGATACAGCAATGGCTGCTAGAGAAGAAGAAAGATTAATTAAAGAAAATTATAAGTCTTTAAAGGGTAATGTAATGGCGCAGCAAGCGTTTGCAGCAGCCACAGGTATATCTATGGAAAATTTATCTGGTGCAATGCTCAAGCAAGAAGAGTTGCAAGGACTAACAGGTAAAGAATTAAAAGATAAAATAGCAGCAGATAAAAAAACTGAGGAAATGGCTCAAAAAGCAGTTACTTTTGATAGAACTATGCAGGATTTAGTTATACAAATAAAAGGTATATTAGAGCCCTTAGCTAATATAGTAGGTCCTGTTTTACTAGGGATAGCAAAATCATTAGGACCAATGTTAAAATATGTTGCTAACTTTGCAAAATCAGGACCTGGAAAATTATTATTAGGCTTAGCAGGTGTAGCTGTTGGGTTTAAAGTTGCAAGTGGTGTACTTGGTAAGATTAAAAGTTTTTTTGGGTTTGGAAGTAATAAACCCACAGGTACTCCTATGGATCCTATTTATACGGTTGGGGGTAGTGGTAGTGGGGATATGGCAAGTAATATTTTAGGAAAACTAGGTAAAAGAGGTATATTTGGAGGTAAGATATTCAAAAACATATCAAAAGTATTTGGTGGTAAGAATACATTCATGGGGAGACAGATGAGAAACCTATCTAGTATGTTTCTTAAAAGAAGTAGTATGACAAACCAACTAGTAAAAAATAGTAACTTTCTGTCAAAGATCTTCCCTAAGATGTCTACTTTAAATTCTAAGTTACCACAAGCAATGGCACAGCAAATCGGTAAAACTCTCCAAGTAGATAAACTAGGAAATGTTACTAAAATGGCAACTTCAACATCAAAAGCAGCAACAGCAACAAGTACAGCAGCAAAGGGTACTACTATGTTATCTAAAGTAGCCCCAGTATTAACAAAAACTTTAAAGGTATTAGGGCCTGTAGGAATAGCATTAGANGCTGGTGTAGGGGGATATACAGGATATTCCCAATCCCAAATGTCAGCTGAAGAACAAAAAGCAGCAGGTGTTAAAGAAAACATTAGTGCAGGTGAAGCAACTGTACAAGGTATTTTAACCGGTGGAGCTGAAAAAGGTTCATCTTTAAGTAAGTATGTAGGTATAGAAAAAGGAGGAGGAGCTGATGAAGCTATGGGTGTATTAGGTTCAGCAGGTAGAGGTGCAGCAATTGGAGCTACAATTGGTTCTATTATACCTGGTGTAGGTACTGCAATTGGTGCTGCTGTAGGAGGTTTAGTTGGGGGTGCGGCTGAAATAGGTAAATTATTAACTAATCCTGACTCTTCGTTAAGACAAGGTTTAGCTTCTATGGGAGAAGGTATATCAGATTTTGCATCAAGTGCAGTAACTACTGTAAGTGGTTGGACTTCAACGGCAGGTAGTGCTATTAGTGGTTGGGCATCATCAGCAGGAGAAACAATAAGCGGTTGGACATCATCAGCAGGAGAAGCATTAAGTGGTTGGGCAGGTTCAGCAATGGATACTATGTCGGGGTGGGCCTCATCAGCTGGAGAAACAATAAGTGGTTGGGTAGGTTCAGCAATGGAGGGAGTTTCATCATTAGCTAGTGGAGCTGCAGATATGGCTTCTAAAGCAGGGGCGTATGTAGCAGATACAGTTTCTAGTATTGGATCTTCAATTGCAAATTCATCAGTAGGACAAGCAGTATCAGGAGCATATGATGCTGTAGCAAATTCCTCATATAATCCCTTAAATTGGTTTGCTGAAGGAGGAATTGTAACCAAACCTATGATTGGTGGTATTGGAGAAGCAGGTCCTGAAGCAATAATTCCTCTATCACAAGCAGGTGATATGTTAGGAGGAAATGGTGAAGTAACAAAATTATTAAAAGAATTAATATCCGAAGTAAGAAAAGGTGGAAATGTATACTTAGATGGAAATAAAGTAGGTTATGCATTAGCATTGCAATCTTCTAAAATGGGTTAATATTTATAACAAAACCAATTAAAATATAATATTATGGCAAAATCAGTAGAAAAAATGTTCGATCAAGATGGGTCACGCTTAGCCGTGCCAATTTCACCAAATGCAAATCCGTCAACAGATCCTTCTATTAATGTACAAGGTAATTCTTTACTACATAACCAATACTCAAATATTGGTGATCCTAGTTTAACAAATTCACCTTATACTAATATGGGAGCAGCAGCAACGTCTTATTCACTACCTTCTACATCACAGTTAGGAGAAAGTGCATTAGCATACCAAGGTGAAACTAATAGATATCGTAATAACTTACCAGAAGGTAGTTCGCTCTAAAAAAAAATAGATGCCCTTAATTACTTCTACTACAGCTCTTAACAAACTGAAGTGGGGTGGCGATAGGTTTAATGCTGGTATTACTGATGGTAGTAACCAACCTTACATCCGACGTGATATCCCTGGAGTTAATGTTAATGATCCAAACCCTACTCTCTTTAATGATGGTGGAAATCTTCCTGCAAAAACAGGACATGATTTTTTATTAAGGGATGGGTTTATGGCTCCTGTAGAAGCAGCAAGAGATGTAAGTAGACTTACACAAATGCTTTTTGATACAAAAACTCCTAATGGTTTTGAATTTATTGCAAAACAGAATTTATTATCAAGAACAGCAGTTAAAACAGAAGCATCTTATGGTATAGGGTATGGGGGTACTGAAGTACCTGATTTTACAAAGGGTACAGGAGGAGGAGCAGTTAATTCTGGTATTTATTTACCAACAAGCACATTAGCACAAGCCGCAGTAGGATTTACAGGAACACATTTAAATTTATTAGGATTAGATCCAACATCTCCTATGACACCAGGTGGTGAAGGGGGTTTATTTCCTGGAGCAGGTTTAAGAGGTTATTTTCAAACAATAAAAGATAAAACAGATCCTGGATCCTTTGATACAAAATTAATAACAGTTTCAAAAACAATCCCTAATCCTCTTTGGGCACAACAAATACAACAAATACCCCTTAATGATAATACCCTTGCAACTGTTTCAGAACCAGAATTTGTAAATATAGAGGAGCAAAAATTAGTACCATCTGATCAAACAAATTTTTCAAATAGATTATTAAATTTACACAATTTACATAGTACATCAAACTCACCTATACTATTATCATATTCAGGAGGTCCTGGATCAATATTAGGTATTGGAGATACAGATATTATGTTTGCTGATCAAAGAACAGGATTTAATAATCCTCTATTTGTAAGTGATAAGAATTATTTTTTAGGAGGTGTTAAAAATAATAGAAACCCACAAGTACAAGAATTTAAGCAAAAACTAGGAGCAACTCCAATAGCAGCAGCTGTATTTCCTAACGAGTCAGGATCATTAACTGAAGGGACAGATGATAATAAGTTACAAAATTTAAATACTAAACAATCAACAATTAGAAATGCTGAATTATCTAATGCTGGGTTTTTTAACCCAACAGGTTCTAATAATTATAGTATTTTTAAAAACACATCTGAGGGGGTTACATCAGGTAGTATAGATTATTTACTCCCAACAAAATTAGGAGCAACTACAAAAGCAGAGGAAGCATTCCCAGATGATAAAGAATCATTAGAAGCATCAACTACAGAAAATGCGCTTCAAAATGTAAATTTACAAGATAGTACTATTGATAATCCTGAATTAAGTACAGGGTTATATGCTGGGTTTAAAAACCCAACAGGGGATAATGATTATAGTGTATTTAAAAATACATCAGATGGAGTTACAACAGGAGAAATAAATTACGAAAAAGTAAAATTACCATTACTTCCAGCTTTATCAGCTTCAGATTCAACAAATATGCCTGATGAAGCTTTAATAATAGAAGCACAAGACACAGGATCAATTCAAAACCAAAATACACCACAAAGTACATTTAGAAATGCTAAAATTGATGGTGATAATTCCTTTTTTAACCCTGATGGTCCTAATAATTATGGAGTATTTGGAGTTAAAAATATAGAATTACAAAAATCACAAATATTTGTAGAAGGTAGTAGTGTTAGTTATGCATTTAGTGATTTATTTCCTTCATCAACAAGTACTATATTTGAAGGTTTAAGTTTAGATGCCCCTGGTGGATTAGATTTATATAATAATAATGTTTATGAACCTGGAACTTTAACTACTGAAGGTAGAGGAGCAGGGGGTCAAGCTTGGGCTAACAATGGATATGCATTGACTCAAGCTCAAATTGAATCACAGCAACAATATCAATTTAACCCAACATTAAAAGACTTTAGGAAAGAAATTATAGTATCTGAAGAAATTGAAGAAGTTTCAAGTGTATTATCTTTAGCCCCAGATTATTCAACAAAATCAGGTATTAGAAGAGTAAATTTAGGGGATCCTGGAAAAAGTAATACAGTTGAAGGTAGAAAAAATGTATTTAATTATGGAATACCTGCAAACCAAACAAAAGCACTAGATAAACTAACAGCTATGCCTATGTATGATGGTACCGGTCCTAATGGATCGCTAGCAGTTAATGATTACGCTAAATTTAGAATAGCAGCTATTAACAATGATAAACATGATGGTAGTGCTGTTTATATGCATTTTAGAGCATTTATAGATTCATTTAGTGATAATTATAATGCTAATTGGGATCCAGTTAAATATTCAGGTAGGGGTGAAAATTTATATAACTATACAGGTTTTGAAAGAAGTATAAATATGTCATTTACTTGCTTTGCTCAATCAAAAGCAGAATTAATACCGATGTATAAAAAATTAAATTATTTAGCTTCAACTTTATCCCCGGATTATACAGCAGCTGGATTTATGAGAGGAAATTTAATTAGATTAACATTAGGAGGTTATTTATATGAACAACCTGGATTTATATCATCTATAGTTTATGATATACCTCAAGAAGCACCTTGGGAAATAGCTATTAATGCTGAAGGTGGGGGAGATGGTAGTGTTAAAGAATTACCACATATGATTAAAGTATCTCAAATGACATTTACACCAATTCATACTTTCTTACCACAAAAACCAAATAATGCAAATACCCCAGAAGAAAGATATATAGCATTATCTAATAATAGTGGACAAGGAAGTTATTTAACTGATTACCCAATGCAAAGAGCAGATGGTGATGGAGATAATAGTAATACAAATAATATATTCGGTGAATAGATATAATAACATAAAAGAATTAAGAAACGAAAATGAATTCGTTGGAACTATAGGAGATCTTTATTATCGTACAGTGTACTACCCAGAAATAGAGCCTTTAGAATCAGACATTTATGTTGAAACTGAGTGGGGAGATAGATTAGATTTATTAGCTAATCAATTTTATAATGATGTTTCATTATATTGGATTATATCAATAGCCAACCCCAACACAGTAGGATTTGGTCAATTAACTATTCCTAGGGGNACACAATTAAGAATTCCAATAAATATAAGTGGNATTGTAGACAGTTATAATAGATTAAATGAGTTATAAATATGAATATACTAGGCCAACCAT